TGCCCGGCGAGCTTGGGCCTCTTGCGGGGGGACTACTCTGAACTCGTAGTCATCTATGGAGGTATATTTCTTCTCCCATGGGGTGGCCGCAGTAGCCCTGTCTCGAATCAATTGCCCTTTGCCGCCCATGGCTTCCATGGCGTCTTGTTCGCGGCCTTCGTCTACCACCTGTTCCCATACCACACGACCATCACCATCGAGCTTTTGTACGGCAACTGCGGTATCCGGGTTCTCGAGTTCGTTTTTGCTCTGGGCGTAGCCGAGTATTTTGGCCAGTGCTTCTTCAGACGGATTGGCCACCCAGTCATCGGCCAAGGACTTGTTGGTGGTCATCAGGACGCCGGGGAAGTCCGGGCTTGTGACCGCGAGCAGCTTCTCCGAGGTGCCCGACTTACTGGCAACTTCGTCGGCGTAGGCGGAAATCTCCTCCACATCGGCTGCGTTGGATTCGGCCAAGAACACCGCTTGTTTCTTGTCGTTCAGGAACAGATGGTCAACTTGAGCCCGCAAGTCCTCTATGGGCTCGGGAGTAGTATCGAACTGTTCCCCCACATTCGGCAAGGCCTGTTGGGCCGTTAACTGCTCGCGTATACCGGCTTGCCAGTCTTCCTGTGGTGCCGGGGCATCGCCGCCCAAAGCCTGTTCGTATTCGGCGGAAGATGACCAAGTTGGGCGAGACGGGGTTTCCACCAGCGGGAGTGGCGGGTTTTGTTCCGCCGCATAATTCGCTTGGAGGGCCGACTCGAAATCCCCGGACGAAGTCCACTTGCCCAGCTTGCCCTCTACATCAATAGCCTGCTCGTTAGCGACGTTGGACTCTTGGCGGCTAGTAACTGCCTCACGGAGGGCCGCGAGCATTTCACTGATCTCTGCTTGGCTGTCTCCGGTCGGGCGAGTGCGGAACTCGTGCATGGCCGTGGATACTTCATCGATTTCCGTGTTTAGCATGTACTTAAGCTCGGGGGAAATCGCATCCATTTCTGCTAAGATCGCATCCCGCTCCGCCTCGAACGCTACAAGGTTTGGCCCTACGGAATCTTTAGTCCACTCGTACAGCTCCGGCAGTTGGCCCTCACCACGCTCGCCCTGCTTACCCGCGTTGAGCGCTGCCTCTTGTGCTGAGTCCATGTTCCCAGCGGTATCGACGTCGGTCTTATCCGACTTGTAAACCTTCCGGGCATATTGGGCTACCCTGCCACCAACACTAATGCCTCCGCCAGCCACACCACCGCCAACAGCCCCGGCCAGCATCTGGTCAAACGCTTCGCCGATGTCAGCTTCTTTCTGGGTACCAACAACATCGTTGGCGTACTCCAGTCCTTCTTGGACAAATTCAGTAACCGATTCTCCGACAGCCGCACCTGTGGCCTTTGTGCCCGGAATTTTAGCCGCCACTTTACTGAGGGTGCCTTGGCCCATCTTCCCTAGGCTTTGGCCAATCTTATTAAGGCCGACCTTATCAGCGGCTACAACCAGTCCAGCGAAAGCCGTGGACACCGCATAATCTTCACCGGAGGGGGCATCCCGGCCATCAGCTTCAGCGCGGGACTTGGCCAACTGGCCTACCCGGGCAGTAAGGTACACTGGCATACTGGCCATCATGGCCGCCATGTGGGGGCCGGATACAACGCCGGTTTCTAGGCCGAACTGCACAGCGGTCATCAGGCTACTACGCGTAGAGGTTTCTGGGTTATCCCAGTCCGCCTTTACTTCTTCCCAGCTTGTTACCGGGGTGTAGTCGAAGGTTCCCGCAGACCAGTCCTCTAAATCTGAAGCGCCAGCCTCCGTTGTATCTCGTATGAAACTACCTACCGAGGTACTAGGGATGTCCTCTTGGGGTTTCCCGGATCGAATTCGTTCCGCTTGGGCCTGTCCACGGGCGCCGGTGTCACCTTGGCCATCGGTGAACACGTCGTACATACTGGAGGCTACGTCAATAGCACCACCAGTCGCCGCGCCGCCTGCACGTATAGCACCCGCGCCCAAGTCCACAGTGGTTTTGGCTGTACCAGAAATTACTTCTTTTAAATTCCCCCACCAGTTGGATTCATCTTCTGGCTCGGGCTCTGGTTGAGCGGGCTGGGACATCCAGCCGGTGCTGCCATGGCCACCGGGGTCAAGTGCCGCGCCATCGCCGCCACCAAGCGCAGTCGGGGCGGGTGCTGGGGTTGCGGGTTCCGCGCGCTCGGGGTACCAAGCACGTAAGCGCTCGCGCTCCTCAAGCTCGTCTGGGGATAGATCTAGGTTGCCAGAAGGCACAGCTATGGCCGCTGCTCGCCCGGCTGGTGGTGTGGGGGAGATCCAATCGTCTTCGTTAAGCGCCATAAATTTCTCCGGCTACTAGGTAGGAATAGCCTCTTGTTGGGCGGGCTGGCCGTAGGCAAACTCTTTCCATGGGACAAGCTGCGGCTCGCCACCACCCGCCGGGCGGAAGGCAAACTGGTAGCCCTCTGGGGTGTAGGTGAGCTGCATATCTTGGCCACTGGAGTTAGCTTGTAGCTGGGCGTTCTCTACAGCGTTCAATACCTCTGGGGGATTGAAGCCGCCCCGCACGCCGGCCGACAGCTTTATGGACATGGCATTATTTTTGGCTAACTGGGTTGGGTCGTTCTGGTACATTTCCCACACGTCCGCACCCATAACCTTCTTGGCTTCCTCGTCTGATATTTGGTACTCAGGGTCAGAGCTGACAATGTACTTCGTCCTGTTATTCGTGACATAGCTCTCTACCGCTCCGGAGCGTTGGCGTATCTCAGCATTGGTCATGCCGCTGCCACCGCTGCCACCGGCCTCTGCCGAAGCTTCTGCCAAGGCCTTGGTGCGGAGCTCCTTCATGTACTCAGTTTGCTGCTCCATGTACTCCCGGCGTGCGCTGGAATCCTGACTTCTGCGAACATCATCGTTGTTACGCAGGTCAGTTTCGATACCCTTGATCTTCTGGTTGAACCCTCGTGAGTCCTCGCGGAACGTCTGCTCCCAGTCCGTGGTTTCCTCGCGGTGGGTTTGGGTACGATCCTGCTGGGCAATCTTGTTCATCAAGTCGCGGCTGGTAACGTCCCACCGAGCATAGGCCTCGGGGTCGTTGAAGTTACGAGTCATGCGATCGATCGCATCCGGCGTTACCACCATGGCTCCTTTGAACTGGCCCGGTGCGCCGCCTTCCCCATCCTGATAGCCCACGCCAATAAGCTTGCCATCCTTCATCTGTAGATCAATCTCGGATCCATTGGGGAAGAACGAATACGCCCGCTTGAGCGCCTTACCAGCGCCTTGTGTATCCCCGCTCTGTAGCAGGGTCTGGGCTTGCTGAGCATTGGTCATGAACTGCTGGTGCAGGTACTTGTCGATGCTGTCCTGTGCTTTGGTGAATCCCTCAATGTCGCCGGCCTGTAAATACACATCGGCCATTTCCTCACGCAAGGCATAGATGTCCTTGGTGGTGGGTAGCTTGAAGGAACCGCTTGCACCGGCAGGTCCCGGTTGTATCCCTTGCATGGGCCCGGGTGTCGAAGGTGGAGCGCCGCCGGGGGGTGGAGCGCCGCCGGGGGGTGGAGCGCCGCCGGGGGGTGGAGCGCCGCCGGCTGGTATGCCGGAAGCCGGGGGCGCTCCACCTGGCCCACCCATAGGTAATGCTGCGGGAGACGGGGCCGTTGACGCAGGGGGAGCACTCCCCGGCGCAACAGGAGGGGCAGCGACCCCGCCTTCGTTCCCGACAGCAACTGGTAAGGCCGAAGGAACCGCCTCTTGTTCTGCTGGTAAAAATTCTACGTCGCCGGATGCCGTACTCTTGGCATCCGCGAGAGCTTTGCCGGTTTTGCGGAGCTTGCGTTTCTTACTGCCTTCCTGCATTTGGCCACCGAACTGGTACCCGGTACCCAAACCCTTGGAAAGCCCAGAGGCGAATTTATCCCATTGAGCCATGACTATACTCCTACGGGAATTGCACCCTGCTCCGGTTGATATTTCTCCTTCATCTTATCGAAGAAGTCCGTGCCCTTAGCCCGCACCACCTCTGCGGGTACCACGTATTCGTCTTTCTTAAGCATGGTCGGGTAGACGTCGTCCGGTGCCGGGATGCCCCGGTCATCTGGTACTACGCCGCCCTCTGACATACCAAAGGCTGCCGCCGCACCAAGCCCGGTGCCGAGCAATTCGCCCATACCGCCCATGGCCCCGCCTGCGGAGTCATACGCTTGGAGCTGATTGCCGAAGTCCTGTGAGCGGATGTTCGCGCCCATTGAGGAACCCTGCATACCTTGGGCACCCCAGCTCTGGCCGGAACCCATGCTGCCAACGCCGGCACCCACCGTGGAGTTCATGTTGCCCACTGCGGAGTTACCAGCCTGAAGTGATTGGCCGTAAGCTTGGGCCACTTGCCCGGGATAACCTTTACCGATGTTGAGCGCTTCCGAGCGTAATGCCCGGCCAAGGTCTTCGGTGCGATACCGGGCTTGGTTGCCCGCGGCGGCCTGCTGTGCGGCCATCTGAGTTCGGGCTTGGCTGTCGATAGCTTGGGAGCGTGTCTGGCTGGGATCGATGCCGTAGGACTCAAGCCGCTTCTGTGCGTTCTCGCGCTGGGCGTCGAACTGTTGCTGGACGGCTGCTTCGGCCCGGCCCATTTCCTGCTTGATGCGTTCGTCGGAGCCGTACTCCATGAACTCGCCGACGAGATCATCTTCGAGGCCTTGGTAGACTTCTTCATAGCGGGCGCGGTCGGCCTGTGCGTTCTGCCACTGCTCCTGCATGATGCCGGTCTGGACGCCGAGAGTTTCCTCGAGCACATTCTTCTGGTCGGCCCACTGTTCCTTGGCCCATGCCATCTGGTCTTGGCTGGCTTGGTAGGCCAGCTCCGCTTGTTTCTCTGTGGCCGCAGCACTGGAAGATAAGTCTGGGGCCTTGGGGGGGTCCGAACAGCAAATTGGGGTATCCTCCTTCTATGAAACCCACGCCATCTGCGGTATCCTTATATCTCTCACAACATAGGAACACGACAAATGGCTAAGGCCCAAGAAATTAACTATATTAAACTTCTTAAATGGTACCGGTATAACCCTGATACCGGCAAACTTACTTTTTCTCCCCACCATCCCCGCAAAATGTATAAAGCCGGAGAAGAGGCCGGGTGGGTAGGGTCTACTGGGTATCGCAAATTTCGACTGGGGCCCGGGATAGAGATAGCTGTGCATCGCGCAGCGTTTATATTCATGGCCGGGGAAGACCTCATGGGGCGGCATGTCGACCATATCAACGGGGACAAACTGGATAACCGGTGGATAAATCTCCGCGAGGCCGATGCTACCCTCAATGGACTCAATCGTAGTCGTGAAGGGCTGGGTACAAAGACCCTCCCGCGTAATGTTTATAAGGAAACCTGTAGCAAAACGGGTCGCATATTCTATCGAGTACGAATTCAAATCGGAGGCAAGAATTACTCTTTTGGCACGTTCGGCGACGCCACCGAAGCAATTGCCCACAGGGACAAGGTAATTCCTAAGCTGTTGGGGGAGTTTCATCGGGACTAACCTCCGGGGGTATCTCGCCTATCTTCTTGGTGTAGTGTACAGCTATTTGCTTAAATCCGTTAGCTTCCATCAGGCGCTGCAAAGACTTGCCCCCGCAGGGTGACTTGTCGCTCATGCCCATATAGACGACCCCGAGGTTCTTGAGGTACGCCTCGATGTAAACTATGAAAGCTCCAGCAAGGCCCCCTCCCCGGTGGTTCTTGGATAAGAAGAACGTATCCTCTGTGGCCTGCAACACGTTTTTGATGTGCGTGGAGTGGGCCAGAAAGAACATGGAATTCCCTACCATGTTTCCCCTCCCATCCCGCACCGTAAAGCACAACATCCGAGCGTTCTGCTCAAGGTACTCCATCATTTCGTAGTCTGGGTTCATCGGGTCATCGAGGTATAGCACCTCAGTTTCATCCCAATGCTCCCCATGTAATTTTCTGATCTCCGGCAGCATTTCGGACATGCGTTCCATGCCGATAATATAGTTAAAATGCGCCTTTGGCTCCAAGCCGTAATACGTGCCTTTGCTCTTGCTCATAACTCCCCCTGATACGGCCCGACGCTGAATATGGAATACGCAGCCGAGTCCAATACTACACCCGAAAACGAATCGCCGTCGCCTATCTCTATCCGCAACGAATCGCCCGCGCCCGCGCTATCCACAGTGAAAAGTAGGGATACAGCCGTGGTTAATCCGTCTTGGTTCCGGCCCACATATACCGGAACCCCCGCGCCAACAGCGGTTCCGCTTGTAGTATTAAACAGCCGGATAGTGGTTATGCGGCCGCTGTTACTGTCTGCAAACTCGACGGACAGAGCAACTATTAAAACGAATACGCCGGGGTTGTCCACGCGTATTGTGCCGGCTGCTATATCCGTCGCCGCAAACCGGGGCGGAACTGACTCCGAAGGGTAGTTTAGTATCGGAGTCCACCCGGAGTCTATGTCGGCTAAAGTGGCTTGCCCAATCATGCCGGCGTAACTGGAGAAAGCCATGAACTTCAGCACCGCTTCTTCCCGTGCATACTGCGGGTGCGGGTCGGGTTGTATACTTGGCACTACGTGGGGCACCTTCCGCACGTAGTTATCAATGCCCGCATCGTCCTTCCGTGCCCCGTCTTTATAAATGTCATTGTGGAGCACTGCCTTGCCCAATGACTCCGCAGCCGTCTGGTCATGCCGCTGGCCGACGAGGGTTTCGACTACTTCCTTCAGGGCGGAAACGGACGCCACAATAGACGCCATATCCTCGTCCAGTGGTACTGGTATGGCGCGGAACTTATAAATATCCGGGCGACGTGTCGGCTTATCCGAACTGGCCTTTAGCGCGGCGTTACGGCCAGCAAGCCGTTGGGGTATGCCAAAATTACGCAGGAGCGTCATAGTTTGCCCAGCTCCTTACCTGTCTCGGCTACTTTAAACGACTTGAGGTTGACGTTGCCAAGGAACTCGAAGTGCCACATTTTTGACTTGTAGCCGTCCGGTAGGCGGTACATATCCTCGTCGGTTATAACCACCGAATGCACCAGCTCATTGTCCGCATACATATTGAAGGTGAGGTTATCTATAACGGTCCCGCCACCATCTGTCCCATAAATCCATGTGGCATACAGCGGGCTGCGGTGGAACGGATTACGGTTCTCCGGAAGTATCGGTGGGAGTGGAATAAACGCCGGCAGCGTTTCAATTTTTCGCACCCCAACCAGTGGCCCGAAATTCATAGGGTTAAGCGGGTACCGGGCATCTGTGGGCGGATCATCCGGGGGCGGGTCGTTGACGATAACCCCGAACCTCTGAAGGTTGAAGGTAGTGAAGTCGGCTATTTCTTCCTCGGTTACGATTACCGCCCCATCTAACTCAAACTTACAGGCACTGAAGTTAACCGGCTTGGGGGTGATGAACTCCTTGGACTTCCACTCATACTGCACCGGGAATCCAAACGCCGGGTTCCACTCATAAACTACTTTATCCTTTAGCAGTATCACCGCCCCGGTAAAGTTGTCGGTCTGGATAGCTTGGTGCTCCCACACCGAATCTAACTCAACGAACGCAGCTACTGGCTCGTCGGGTGCAAACATGAACCCCGCATTGAACTCGTAGAACCCCACATACTGGGACTGCCACCGTACCGCCCGAATCTGGGATGGGGAATAATCCCGCTGCCACTCGATCTTGGTAATCAATTTTTTGGTGGCGTTTATGAACCCGCCCTGAGAAATCAGCATCAGGCCGTTGTCGGAGGGATAGTAAACCCCGAATGGCATGGACACCACGCCGCGCCGGGTGGACAGGCATGGGTCAGGCGTCTGGGCTTTAATCAGCGTGATGCCATCAGGGCGGATGCCCGAGGCGATATAGGGGAAGCCCGCTGTGCACACCGCCACGCTGGTGCCGTAAATGCCCAGCCCCTTGATGTAATCTTGGGTGGACAGGACATACCCTGCTGGCCATGCGTGGGGTCGATATGGCTCGGAGAAATATAAGTCCCTTCCGTCGAAGCCGATCAGGAATCCGTTGGGGTGGGCCGCGATACCAATCAAGCCGGGAGGCGGTTCTGCCCACGTCTCGGACTCGATCAAATGGTTCCCCGACACGTCGTTTGTGGCCGCCGTATCGCTATATGTGGTCTGTGACGACGGAATCTCGTCTACGAAGTGGTAGTCGACGCTCCCCGTAACGCTCGTGATGGTTCTATAGATATGAATACTGGTGATGTTTCGCTCGGCGGCATCGGGCAATGTAGCCGGATCAACCATGCCTGCGAGTTCCCATACATCGTCTTGATCGCCTGTGGCCACCACGGCATCAATCGGCATACCCTCTTCGCCGTAGGCCGTCACATAGGTATAGGTGTAGGCTCGGGTAACCTGTAGATCCGCAGAGCCCGAGCCGTCCGGGGTTACAGTAAATTGATCCGCTGGAGGGGCCGGGTTAGCCGGCTGGGGCACTCCGAGTAGCCACCCCGGATCGCCATTGAGGATGTTCTGGCGGGTGTTCATGCGCGGGCTGTCTATCTCGGAAGTCCAGTAATACCGATCAAAGGCGTCATTGACCAAGGGGCCCTTGAGGAAGTCCACCGACTTGTCGTCAAACGTAACCCAGTCAAATATACCGGCATCGCTAACTACCCGGAATACCCGCTCTATATCACCGGCCACCTCCCGGAGATCTTGGACGATCTGGTTACCGTTGAGTGCTCGCAGCTCCCCGGACAGGAGTAGGGTATTGGTGGCTTTGGTGGCCGACACATCCGGAATTACTTGCTCCCCCCGGCGGGGGATCATACCGCCAAATGACTGAAGTTTTATGAAGGTCATACCTTCACCTCCTATGGCAAGATTATCTCGAAGTTATAATTCTGTCCGGGAACCCAGTAGTTGTTTCGCAAATCGTAAAAGAACACCCACGAGGTTTGCGTACCATCCCACGGCGCGAACCACGCCTGATCCGTGGGGGCTGGTATAAACACGGTTGGGCCATTGGCCATTTCTACTTCTAGCCCGGCTATGTCCCCTATCTGTAAGTCGGCTCCCAACGACAGATGGAACCCGTCTGCGAACCCTATACCCGCGCCGTTCTCGTACTGGAACAACCGTAGGACTTCGACGCCGCTTATAAACTGGCCCCGGTTAATAACCCCTTGGACGCCCTTGCGGTATCCGTTGTATTTGTCGATGTTGGCCGGGTTGCTCGATTGGGGTTCCCCAACATACTCCGAGGTAATATTGCCGCCGGCTTGGTAGAAGATGTACCAATAAGTACCGTCTGTTATCTGGGCCATGTTGACCCGTTTGGTGGCGGGGACAGAACCTTTATTGCGTAGATTAAAACTCTGTACCGCCTTCCACGCCGCTCCAGTATAAAAGTGGATACTCATATCAGGGCTCTATGGTGTAGTGAACATCGCCGGCTACCATGCCGGAACTCGGGGGGCCGCCGGTACTAACTGTGATCGTACCACTAGAAAAGCCAGCGTCCTCATAGTGTGTAAATGATCCCCCAGCATACTTCACAACGTCCCCGAAGAATATGGCGGCACCGACAGCCACGAACTGGCCATCAGATTGCAATTGCCCGGTGACATTAGCCGCACCTCCGACAAGGAGATCACCGTTGGTGACCAGTCCCAGTTCTGATACAAACCAGCCTTCGGAATACACTCCCGGGCCACCTTGGCCATCCACATCATCCGCGGTTTCAACATAAGTGAACGCTCCGAATTCCACGGCAACGTGCCCTTCAAAGGTTCCGCCAGTCGGCGGCACCGCTCCGGATTCAAATGTAACCCCGTCCGCGGTGAACATGAGCGCTTTCTTATCCGGCTGCCACCAGAGGGCCCCGGGCTTTGGCTCTCCCGCCACAGGGGGCACGACGGAGTTAGAGACGTACGGCTGCTGGGCGATAACATCTACGCCGGCGACATTATTGCCGTAGTATACTTTGCCCCGGCCGGGGGTAATGTCTATGGCCAGTTCGCCCTCTACAAGTGAGGACGGCTGGGCGCCGGGGATTTCCGAGTACCTTGTGGTGATGGTTACCGACATGCTTTACTCCGCTTACAACTGGTTGTAACCCTATACTGCTTTGCTGAGTGTAACGTATTTTAGCTCCCAGCCCGAATTCTTAAATCGTTTAGCGAATCCCTCCCGGCCCCGTATCTCTGCGGTTACGCATTCCATGTGCTTGGCCATGCCCATCAAAATATCCGAAGCCTCGTCCCAAGCATCCTGAACGCTTCCCGCTGCACCAATTATCGATAGGCATTTATCGCCTGAATAGGAAACCACAGTAGTGACAAACATGCCTACTACCGCGCCCCCGTCTTCACACCATGCCCATGCGTGGTGGCTACCTCGCTCGATCACCTGCTTCAATTCGTCGGTGGTAAATTCTCCATGGGAATGTTTGACGATGCCATCCATCCACTCCCCTATTTGCGTACCATTGCTCATAAAATCTGTAAGGCCTAAAGGACGTACTTTCATAAGTGTGCTCCACTTTAGTTATCCGCCAAGGGCTTCCACTCGCGCAGTCAACTCCTGAACGGCTCTAACCAGTATCGGTACGACACTGGACTCTTGAACCCCGTGTCGCACACCATCAGGCATGCGGTCATCTTTCAATTCGTAATGCAGGTCGTCGCATACCAGCCGGGAATGGTTGGCTCCGAATCCAAGCCGGTGGTGGTTTGGCCCCAGTGCAAACTCGTCTTTGTATTTAAACCGGATGGGCTTGAGCGCCAAGATAGTATCAAGTCCATAGGGTATGTCTACCATATCGGTCTTAGTACGTTCATCGGATGCCGACAGGTCTTCCAGTGGCCCCCAGCTCATGACCCTACCAACTGTACTCCAGCCACCAACAACCGTAGTGCCCAATACTACATCCACTATATTGTAGATAGGGGCACCGTCGGGCTGGACAAATTGCGCCGCGTAGTTCTCCGCCGTGGGAGCTGTAGCTACAAGTTTGCCGTGTACCTCGAAGCCCGATGATGTAGTGCTCGCCACGTGCAGGTTGTCGTTAAACATCTGACACTGGCCGTCGCGGGTGAAGTCCATCCACGTTTTTTCGTAGACGCCAGTAGCAGACGTTTGCAGTATTCCGCCGTTACCCGTGGGGCCGTTGTTATAGAGCTCAACGCCACCCAAGGCGTTCAGTACCTTGACGCCCTGATCCAAGTTGTACGTGTGGTGGCCAACGAGAATGCCTTCTTGATCGGTTCGCAGTTCTATGCGGCCAGCGTCATAAAATTCGATGTATGCGTCTTTAATGAACCGCATGATGTGGGCTTCGTGGACGCCAGCAGTCGTCTGCTGTTGGAACCAAGTAGTGCCGGTGGAATCCACGGCTTGGCGCATACTTCCGCCCGAAGACAGGCACCGCAAACCGCCAGCCGTCAGGCCAATGGCGCCCCCCACCAGCCCTTCAGCACTGGTACCGCCAATGTGTGTACCCGCATGGAAAAAATGGGTAGGCCCATTACGCTCGAACTGCATGGCATAGGCGTCAAAGCCGCCTAGGTTGTTTAGCTGGAATATAGCCCCAAGGCCGAGGAACCCCTCAGACACGTTAAGCTGGAAGCCGCCGTGTTGGTTTAAGACGGCAATCCCGGCATCTGCGGCAAGCGGGGTACTACCGGAAGTAATGCCGCCGTTGGTCGCGTTTATGGTGGACGTAGTACCCAGTGGGCCCGTTAGGGTTCCGCCGGTCAGATTGAGCTTGGTATTACCCAGATTCGTTATGGCCGAGGCATTGGTAACTATGTCGGAAGCGTTGTCCGATATGTTGCCGGCGTTGGTGCTTATGTTCCCGGCGTTTATGCCGATGTTCCCGGTATTGGTGCTTATGTTCCCGGCGTTGGTACTTATGTCACCCGTATTGGTGCTGATGTTCCCGGCGTTGGTGCTGATGTTCCCGGCGTTGGTGCTTATGTCGCCGGCCAATATACCGTCAGCATCGTCCACGTAAGTCTTGTCTGTGGCCGCTAGAGGGTCGACTGGAACCCCCGGTAGCATCAGCTCCCCGGTCATAGCATCGCCTGACCGTAGCACGTACAGGCCAGAGGAGGAGCCACCGGAATAGCCGACCCGGGTGTTAAATATCTGCGCCTGCCCAGCATTCGTGAGATCCGACGCTCCTTTCTCCACGAGTATCTGTGCGAGCAGGAACCCGTCATCCGACCCGAGGGCTGGCACGAACTCGGCCAAGTCTTGGCCAGAAGCGTCCACGGCCGCCGCTAGATTGCTGTACACCTCCTGCCCCCACTGAATCAAGTGGTTGCCGGACGGCATCATAAACAAGTATTGGATGGTGGTACGGCTGCCGGGGTTGGGCACAGTCTCAACTACGCCGTTGTTATCCCAGCGGGTGGGGTCAACCAGATCGGTTTGGCCGCCAAGGCCATCGGTCAGTACCCCGTCCCGGTCTACGTACCGCATCAAGGCCGGGTCGGCAATCGGGTATTCTCGAGTATTCGGATCCTCGCGATTTACAAACCACGACCCCCCGGGTACGAACGAACTGACCAGATCGCGGACCAACTTCAAGTTGCCCGCCGGCTGGGGCTTAACAAACCCGCCGTTAATCCGGGCAGTATTGGATACGAAATTTATGAAGTCGTATAACAGGGGCCCGTTCTGCGAGGTCACATTTGGCTCGGCGTAGACCGAAACCAGTTGACCAGTGGAGTGGTAGGCCAACCCTAGGCGGATAAGCGTGCGGGTTTCCGTGGGCGTAAGCCGGCCGGTGCGGAACTCCACATCCCCAAGCTCGTTTATAAATACGTGGGTGCTGCCATCTGTAGTAAGGCCGGGTACAGTAATGACTTGGGTGGCCCACCCTACCTGCGTAGTAGCTGGGTTGTCCTGATCCGTGTAGGGGTCGATTATGTCACCGAAACCCTCGGCCACTAGTATCTCGGTGGAACTGGACAGGGAAATTTCCCCACCGTTGAGCAGTCCGGTTATTACCGGCTCTTTCTTGTTGGCATAGTTGGACGACACGGCGTGATCCCCGGCTGGGGGGTCGCCGGTTGGCAGGCCTGTTATCCAGTTACCTCCCATGTCGATGACGCCCGACATATCGCCACCGACCTTCTGTAGCATGCCATCCAACGTCCCGGCAGTCATGCGGCCCTGAACGATGTCGTCTAGGAGGTAAGCCTGCGCCAGCGTGTTCTCTTGGCCACGGACTATGGTCAACACATCCCCGGCTATGGCCGTTACCTTTACGATCTCTACCCTTGCTGGATTATTGGCATCTTCCAGCGTCATCAACAGGTATTCATCCACCCCGAGGGTAATAGTCGGGGCAGAGGTTACCTCCATTACTGTGTCCACCGCAGCTAAGGCGGCGGTAAGCAAGGCGGTGTAATTGTTGACCCATACCTGAGTCATCAGTACACCCCACCGTCTACGGTGTCGCCGCTACGTTGCAGAAATTCGTTCATGGCTCCGGCAGTGAGGCGTAGCTCGTACCGATCGCTGGTGGCGTAGGCATAGCCCTCTACGTCAGGGTCAACCCCCGTACCTTCTTGGGCACGGACAACAACGAACACGGCAGAACCGCTAGTGTGCTCCGTTACTTTAACTATCTCGAATAACCCTGAAGAGTTCTCCAGTGTACACATGGAGAAATCATCAGGATCAGCGCCATTGACGGTAGGAAAGCCGGAGCCATCCGTAACCAGTATCGACGTGGTGATCGCAGATATGGAATTAGCCAGCGTGGTGCTCGCGTTGTTCGTAAATTTCTGTGTCATGGGCAGCAATCCTCAATCTGGTACTCAAGGCAGTCATCATTGGTCTGTCCGTCTGAGGTATCGACGACGACGGACACAGTGTATTCTGATCCACCCTCGACTACCCCGTTTCCAGACGCCTTGAACTGCACGTAATCCCCATCGACCCCGATAATCAGGTCGGATACGGTGAACAGGCCATCGTTGGGCTCCACAGTGGGCACCGCTGAAACAACCGTTTCTCCGTCCCGGAGCCATGGATAGTTTATGCGGAATATCCGCTTCTGGACAGTGCTAAGGTTTACTCGGCCGATTAGCATCAGCACTCTCCCCTTGTGTTGACGTTGGGTATGCTGTCAAATTCGACGATGTCTTCTTCAAGGTATCCATCAATGATCTCTTGGCGTGGGACGCTGGAGAACTCCCAAAGTTTTTGGGTCGGTTCGCTCGTGAAGTCCATAAATATATCTTGGCTGTTGAAGGTTTCAATTTCGGAAACCGGGGCGCTAAGGAACTCGGTTTTACACTCGCTGCTAGGGAAAACCGCCTGAAAAACCGGTGAACAAAACTCCGATACTTGGCTATTACGCCTTTCGTCCCAGAGGTACGGGGGCGAGAAGGTGGAGGAGGTAAAACCGACAACAGGAAAACCAGACAAAAACTCAACGCCACGAGCGGAAAAAGCGCTGTCAGTAAAGCCAACAACAATAAGCTTAACACGAGGCGACAACCCGTTAAGAGGTAGTTCAGTATTGATCGCCTGACCATTGATCTCACCTATCACAGCCGGAAGTACCCGCCGAACAGTGCATCGGGCAGCACTGAATAATCACCCCCGGTAAGATCCACCGGGAACCCTGTAACCTCGTCGTAATACGCCACGAGTAAATCCGTGGCCTCGTCTCCAGTGTTCTCAAAAATTACGACCTGCGTAATTGGCAGCGGCCATGTGAGGGCTGTGAAGCTCACCCCTAGGCCGTTCGCATATCCATCTGCGTCGGTTCGTCCAGTGAAATCCTTCTCGGCTGCCCGGGAACTGGAGGCCACTTGGACGAGGAATTCATGCGTGGGATCGAACGTATAATTTGCATCGACCAACGCGATACCCATGGCCCCCACTTTCCAGTCAGAGACGCCCCCTAGGTACCGCTCCCGCGCTTTGTTGTAAAGCTGGTTCATACGGCCCACCGGGGGTAGATGAAATCGTTGCCGGACTTATTGAATTGCCTTTGGGCCATATCCCGCGCTTGAGCCATACCGTTGCGGAACCGCCGCAGGTGATATTGTGCCATCTTGGGGTTGGTATAGGGCTTGCCGGGCTGGCTGAACAGGCGACCTGTGGCCCCGTCGAGGATCTTGTCGAAGTGATACCGCTCGTAGGTGTAGGGAACTCGCCCATCCCATGGTTCCTTCATTGTCAGGGCCACGTAGCAATACATGCAGTCGTCAATATCCCGGTCGACCGTGGGCAGCAACGTGAACTTCCCCGGTACCTCAGCATCGCCGGCGTACCACGCAGGCTCGGCTGCCGGTGTCCGTTGGCGATTGCGTATGGTAGGGACTTGCATGGGCACCAGCCGGCGTGTAAAGCGTCCGTTCTGGTTGGCATCGGATGAGTCATTCGGATTAGGCTGTAGGTAATCGATGGCCAGAATATAGAGGATGGCGGAATCCGGTTGCGGGTCAAGAAAGTAATCCGCCTTGTTGGCCTTGATGCTTATCGGTCGCAGCTCCCGCACCCACGCCGCGGACTGTACGTTGAACTCCCGAAGCGTGGCTTTAAGCGCCTGCTTGGCCCCGGCGGAGGTACAGCCTGAGACGGAGGTCATAAGCTCGTCCGCCCAGATGTTGATGTCTACCGTGGTGGCACCCATTACGCTTGCCCCATTTTAAGTTTCTGGATAAACCGGGTAAGCAGTATGCCGGCACGTTGATCCAACACAAATTCATCGTCCCCTGTGCCAACGTATCCGGCCACGTATTCCACAAACGCAGCGAAATACTGGGCAGGCACGGGAAACTCTGTGCCACCAGTTATGTCAGTTTCGGTGTAGGTGGTGGGGTCGTTCCAAGTGGCCCCGACTTCACCGGGGACGAGGAACAAATCGGGACGCAGGTTGAATGCGTCCAGAATCGCGTTGTTGAAATACCCTACCAGCTTAGAATCAGAATTCCGGTAAGGTTCGCGGGTATCCTGAATTATTTGCCGTGATTGGGTAATAGCATCAGCTATCGTTACCATCATTGCTTCCTAAATCGTCAAACAGCGAGTCTACGGGAGCTGCATCCGAAGTAACTACTGTTTTTGGGGGCCGGGCTTTCTTTGCCTTCCGCTTGCCCATGGCAGATTTCATCATGGGCTGCTCGACGTCGGTACTTATATCCGCAGGAATCGCACCAGCAGATGGATGCCACACGTCATCGTACAGTACGTGCGTCACAACTAAATCCTTGTTCACTTTCACTTGGTCGTACACTTCGGGCTGTGCTGCCATTGCTTGGCACCAGCCGTGAATTCCTTGGGTCTTGCGACTACGTAATTTTAGCATGCTCCCTCCGGGGATTTGGATGAATCGAGGGGAGTTACAACTGGTTGTAACTCCCCTCGGGTACTACTGCTTAGCCTTTAGTTGCAATCGCTACGGTGATAGCCGTGGGATCGATTACGCTTCGGCCATAAACCTGCAAGCCTCGCAGGTAGGTGCCGAAGTAGGACTCGCCTCGCAACGTCTCAACTTTGGTAAGCTGGGATGCGAAGGTAAGGCCTACACTGTGGCCAGCCATAACGCTGGTTTCAACGCCAGACAGCGGAAGCAGGTTGGACAGATAGACCGTAAATCGATCGATCATACCCAAGCGGCCGTTACGCAGCATGGAAGTGCCGTCACCAACCAGTGAGGCGTCCCGCAGCTCTGATTTCTTAATCATTGCCGCCATCCACGCAGGGATAACCAGCCAGCGGCCGGATTCCGGGATGTTCTGCTCGTCCAGCACCTGACCCATATCAACCACGAGGTCAATAACGTCAGCCGGGAGAACCGCACGCGGGGTCGCGGTGATACCGAGGTCGATGTTGCCGGAGATACGGCCACAGCTATCGCCTTGGTTTCCGTTGGCAGCGATGGGGATCTGGCCGGGGATATAAGCCAGCACGTCGGTGTCGATCACGATCTTCATCTGCTCGGAGGCATCGTCCGCCCACATGCTGAGCTGATTCAAATCCGACTGAACTTCCATGACGTCATCAAGGATGGTATTGAAATACTTACCCTTGTCGATCAACAGAGTTTCGAGGTCGGAACTGGGGCGTTCAACGTCCAGCGTTTGGTCGGCCACATAATCAGAGATTGTGATGGTCGGCTTGGTGCGGATGTTTACCTTGTCGCCTTTGTTCTTGATCTCGCCTTCGTAGTCAGTATTGGAAATAGCCGCCAATACAGTGGCGTCGTAGAATTTCTCTACGATTTTGCCGGCCCAAATTTCTGGGATGAAGACGCCGGAGTAGGCGGTGTTGGGTGCCACCGCGCCAACGCCGTTACCGGGGCTGACTGTGGCAGTTGTAGGATATGACATGCGATAGTACTCCTAGTAGGCTACGGGGTTATCCTGCCCTCGCGTTGCGCCGAGAAAATATCCGCTTCCAGTGCAGCAGCCTTCTTGGCCCCTGCTTCTCCACGGTATTTGCCGGTCGCTTTATTGCGGTAAAATTCCGCAATTTGCGGCTGCGTCCATTGACGCTTTTGGCCTTCCTGAGTAGGTGTACTGCCCCCTCGTGGGGCTCCGGGGGCAACCAAAGTATCCATCCTTACCGGAGGTGTCCGGGGCGGTTGGGCTTGTTGTTGTCCAGCGGTTGATAATACGGCTGATTCAGATAGGTATCCTTTGAAAAAAGCCGCAACACGGGCAAGGCTGTTGCTTTCAAAGGCTCGTTTCAGGAGCGCGTGTCGCTGCTCTCCAGAATAGGGGTCGGGTGCCTGCAACCATTGCAGGTACTCCGGGCTGGTATTAACTTCTCGCCAGCCTTTAACTTGGCCATCCATTCCGTCCAGCAACTGCTGGCGCTCGGACTGGACTACTGAGGAAGACACATGGCCCATCTGGGCTTTGAGCTGCGTATTCTCCTCCGTCAGTTTATCAATCGTTGGCTGAAGAACTTCCTTGGCTGCCCGTTGGACAACATCGATAAGCTCCTCGCCGTATTCTTCGACTTCCTCATTGCTGAGTAGTCGCGCAGTCGCGGCTGCTGTGGCGGCTTCCTGTGCAGGGGCTTCCGGTTCCTGCTTGGTGGCCAGTGCGGCGTTCAGCGACCGTATCTGCTCCGTAAGCCCTTCAATCTGCGACCGCATAGTGCGGGTGTCTGCATCAAAGCGGCCCTTGAGGGAGCTGTAGCGCTGCTCCCACGGCTCGGCTTTTGGCTCCGGCGAGGAAGGGGCTTGTGGCTCAACCTGCGGGGCGGCCGCAAGCTCAAGTTTGGCCCCCTCGTTCCCCGGCTCTGCTGGGGCTGCCGGCTCTGCCGGTGCCGCACCCTCGAGCGGATCAGTCGGGGGATCTGCGGGAGGTTCCGTTCCGGGAACTACCGCTTTACCCTCGGCGTCATAAATTTTTTCGTGGAGGGCGTTGGCCTCGTCCACCTGCTTTTGTACTGCTGTTGGTAGTGCCATCAACAACTCCTAAGTTTTGGGCTGCTCGTATTGCTTCGCAGCGACTGTAGAATCCAGTATGATTTCCAGTAAGTGGGTCACCATCTGGACTCGCCCTTGGTGCCGAAGGATATTATCCCTAGCCCCGATTAACGCCCGGTTCTCTTGCTCGGCCACCTGCCCCAAGTAATTGAGCAATGTTTGCCCGGCGTGGGTGCTGGTGAACGTGCTAAAAGTCTCAGCCTGCTCCTGAGACAGCTTCATCCGCGGATCATCGTTCGGGCGGGATTCACAAACGCGCCCTGATGATCTGGTGCCTCCACGGGCGACTCTTTACCGTAGAAGGACATCCGACGAAGCATTTGCTCCTCGTCAGTATCCCCGAGCTCGGGCCGGAAGTAATACGGCGACCCATTACGCTCACTATGATTGGTGGACGCCACGGTACGAACCCCGGGAGACTGCTTTTTGCCGCGCTTGGGGTACGTGGTTTTAGACATTATGTTACTCCCACATGCTTTTCAGTGTCGAAGCTGGTGCGCTTGGGCGGGTACGAGTTCGCACTCGGGCTACCGCTGCCACCGCCGCAATGCAGCGTCTTGGCACGTTCCGTTTCTTCGATGGTAGCGGAGGGGCCGCCTCCGGGATAGTTCACCTTGTCGCCAGACGGCCATCCGGATTTCTGCTCGCAGTTGCCTACGGAGCAGCTTGGGTGGACTGACTTCTTGGGATAAACGCGGCTGGAACCAGTAGAGTTTTCCATGGGGCCTCCAGTTATCGGTTGGCTACGTGGTTCTGGCTTCGGCTACCGCCGCTACCGCCACCCGCGTTGTGAGAATCTTTACCAATACCTGCAACACCATACTCCGTGGCGTTGGGGTGGCTGGTAAATTTACCGCCCGCAATAGAGCTGTCGATCTTCGGGAGCGAGGCAGCCTGCGTCTTTCGCTGGCCCGAGCCGTCACTCAAGTTGTGCGGAGTGCCGACTAATTTCTTAATGGATTGGTTAATCATTTCAGTTTCCTTTGCAAAGGTTTACAACTGGTTGTAAACCAATATATACACCCGCAGCCGCATTTATGCAAGCTACGGATTGAAGCCGGCGGGGTTCGTCCGCATCATATTGTCTGTCTCTTCTCCGGCCCGTCCCTTCCCCGTACTACCCGGCGCTGGCGGCTGGGCACCTTGGCCCTGTGCCGCCATGCTCGACTCGCCGGGTAGTCCGCCCTCCTGTTGGACTTGCGCTTGGGAATCCATGCGCGCTTGGATGTCCGCTTCACTTGGTACTATGGTTTCGGATGGCAGGCCCAAGTCTTTGGCCAGTGACCGGAGTATCGAGGCCCGGCCCTTTATGCCCACAATCTGTTGGTCGATGGGGTTCATGGTCAACTGCATGAACTCCAGTTTACGCATGCGGTCAGTCTCACGTTGCATGGCCACGGTAACGCCCCGGACGTTTATCTTCTCGTCGCCGCGCAGCATCCCGGTTTCGTCGGTGAGCATCACCATGGTGTAAAGGTCTTGCAGCACCGGCTTCAGCACGTCGTTATCGACCGAGGCCGCCACGTTCTGCAACACCTTGCTGGCGTTATTCATCAGCATGGACAGCCCGGACGCCGTAGACGCGGCACCACCGGAGGCGTTACCAGAGCCAGTAATGTACCGTGGGATGGCCGAAACTTCGTCGGCGATTATCGACATTTCTTTGTACACGCTCAGCAGCTCAGCCGAATTAGATTGTGGCTGGAAGAACTCAACGGGCTTGGAGTTGTCGCCCATCGGATCACTGATTACACGCCACCGCTTCCATGGATACAACGTATCCGCGTTTACTGTGGGAGATAGTCGCTCCTCGTTTACCACCACCTGTGGGCCACTGGCAATGGACATATTATTGACCAGCGAGCGGAGGGAGGCGTTGCACACGGCTTGGATGTCGCGGATGGTTTCGGGCAGGGCGTTGCCATAAATGGAGCCCGGCACCTTCTCGAAGCTGGTCAGGTAGTAGCTGTGGCGCTTCAGGGGATTGGGGTTGATCTGCACTTTTATCGTGTGCTGGCCGACGATCCACGCAGTTACGAAGTAATCGCGGTCTGGGTCGTCCACCTGTTCTTCGGTAAATCCATACTCGAGGAGCCAGCTACCCTTGATTGCACCGTTATACTCAAGCGTATCGATCATGTCGGAGCGGTTAAGGTACGGGTCTTCCTTGACTTCCTCGGTGGCTCGCTCGGACTCTTCATCGTCGAGCCAGTCGTGCAGGCCATGCTCATAGTCGTTAAGGGCGGCGCGAATATTCTCGTCGTTGTATCCCGGCAGGCCCAGTAATGCGTTCAGGTCGGCACGGCGCAGTCGGATTCTCTCGATGACATCGGACTCAGCGATGGTGGATGCCCCGGGGGAGAAGAACACATCAAATGGGCTGACCCGCCGCCATGTCATGCGGGGCTTGACGGTTGTTTCCATTTCCCCCGTATCGTTCCACGTCATTTCCACGGAGTTCTGGACGACAGGGCCCTTCATGCAGGCAAACGGGAAGATGGCAATGTCAGTCAGAAAATCTGAAAAGGCATCATAGAACCCACCCTCCACCAAAACATCGTCCACTTTATCCTCGGCGTAGCCGGCGGCAACCTTGGCCTCCTTACGCATGGCGTCATACATCGAGGCCTGAAGTTGTTTGTATCGATCTTGGACTACCGCTTCGTCGATGGGCTGGCCCATCTGCTGCATGGACTGGATCTCGATCTGGATAAGCTGCTCGATGTCCTGCATACCGGAGTCAGGGATTGTGGGCACCGGCGTGGGGTCAAGCTCCCAAGGACGATCACCGGACAGGTAAACGTCCCGTAGCAGGGCGGTAGCACCCCGGCACTTGACCGCGGTCAGCCGGGCGTAGATGTCGCTGCCACCGAACCGGCCAATGTCGGCAAGGGCATTGGCGGAGTAGTGGCCGTTGTACTGGCGGAGATTATCGAGATACCGGGTGTAGAGTTGTTCTTTGGTGCGGTGCCAGCGGAAGTCGTAATACTGTTGCTTTATATAGGCGGCGAGGTTATCCACGGCAAGTTGTTCGTTGCCGTTCTGTATTTCGGCTTCCGCATCGAGGGCATATTCTTCCTCGGCTTCGATGGCTGCCGTTTCTTCTTGGCCTACTACCTGAAGTATTCCCACAATAAATTATCCCGGGGTGGCGTGGATTTATCCCCGAAAATAGTTTATTTTAATGTCAACGTCAACAGGTGGAGTAAAATTATGAGCGCGGCAACGTCATTCCCGTCGGAAATTTTGGGGGACGCAGGGCCTAATTGCGTGCTCACAAGCATGAACATACCCCCGACTTTAGTCATAGAGTTGGTGGCTGGGCTGGCCACGCCCAGTGAAATATTTGCCCGGCACAGCATCCCCCCAGAACAAATCCCCGGCCTTCTACGGTCAGACATCTTCAAGTCAATGCTCCGGGAAGCCAAGGCTGAATGGTCTGGCGACCACAACGCCGACACTCGGATCCGAGCAAAGGCGCGCATCGCGCTTGAGGAACTCCTTATCCCGCAGTTCGCTATGGCCCAAGACAAGTGCATACCGGCCGCTGCCCGTAATGATGCTGTAAAATTATTCAAATCCTTGGCCGGTATGGACAAAACCGAACTGGCTGGTGATGGCGGCGAGCGTTTCGTCGTCAACATAACCCTCGGGAATCCAACTTCGACTCCCGAGACAATCGTAATCGATGGAGGCACCACCCATGGCCAAGCCAGTGAAGAAAGAGGACTTACCGCCGACGCCCACGTTTAAGACGGCGACCAAGCCGTTCTTGCGATCCCGTGTCGGGCGCGGAGTTAAGGGAACACAAGCCGCGGCGGCTCGTGTCGCACAAGGCGATTCTGGGAGACGGAAGCATAAGTTGTAAGGCGACTTACAACCAGTTGTAACAAGAGGGTTTAGCAATGAGCAACTACGACAAGAACACGCGGTTTGTGGTGGGGGGACTCCTGACGGTTCTGTTCTTCCTTTTTTCTTTAATCGTGCTGGGCATCGTAGCATCAAGCGAAGCATCAGCCGCAACCGCGGATGGCCTAGAGCCCCGCATGATTATAAACTGGTCGCCGGTAACCGAGCAGGAAGACGGAACAATAATCCCGTCCTCTGACATCGGGTACCGGGTATACTCAACCGAGGGAGTTATATTATGCTCCACGGGAAGCACGGAATGTGAAGTGGCCATGGGTTACTCACAGTGCATGTCAGTATACGCTACCGCACTCCAGACCAGCACTATGCTGGAGTCGCAGCCGTCAAACGTGGTCGAGGGTTGCACAGACCCAAAGCCCGCCGTCCCTCTACGGGCTCCCGTAATAGGTGGACGCATAGAAACCGGCT